TTTTCTTTTTTGTTATCGTTGTTAAATAAATAATTATATGTTGTGTCCACATTGCGAGAATCTTTATTAGTTTTACCCAAGGCATCGCTAACCAAAGCACCGAGAACGCCTTTTGCATTTATTTTTGTTAAATCAGCGTCACCAAGATTTAATTCATTTATAATATTGTTAAACTGCCTTATAGAAGTTCCGTCACTAAACAATTCTTTAACAATGCGTCCAGCATTAGGATTGTCAATTTGGTCAACAATTTTACCGAATTTGTCTAAGTTTTGCTTTTCTTTAAATTCGTAATTATCACGAATTAATTTATTGCCGATAACATAATCTTCATTTTTATTTAAAATGTCACTTAAAACTGTTTGAACGCCTTGCAATTCTCTTTGGTCGTAAGTCTTATTATCTGTTTTGTATGCGTTTCTTAATTTATCACCTGTTATTTTTTTTGCGGTCAATATATTTTCAAGAGAGTTTTCGGGAGCTAGATTAAAATCTTGGTCTGTTAAGTTATTTTTATCGCCTCTTATTTCTTGGGGTCTTCCTTTAATTCTATCACGCATTCTTTCGTTAATAGCTTCTTGTATCGCACTTCTAACGCCTTTATCTGTTTTTAAATTTGCGTCATCGATTGTTTTAAAAACTAAAGCAGGGTTTAGTTTTGTCTCATTAATTGGCTCGAAAATATCTTCTGCACTGTATGCCTTAGTTTTAGGCAATTCATTGCCAAATTGGTCAATTTTAACGCCGTCATCATACATATTGCCGTAACTGTCGTATTCACGTTGTTTTTGTTCTGTATTTTTCAAACGGCTTATTTCGGATTGACGCATATTTTCAGGGTTTAATTTAATGGGATTGCCCATTAATTCGTTGTTTATTGAATCTAATATATCGCTTTCTGACATATACCCTGCATCATCGGGCTTATATCCTGCTTGTGTAAATTCAGGAAAGTTAGAAGCATCAATATTATCTAAACTATCCTGCCCATCTTTGCCAAACAAGCGAGGGTGTGACTTTGGCGTAATATCCATTGCCTCTAATTGCCGTGAAAATCTACCGCTACGCTTAACTTTACCTTGCAAAAACGACATCATGGGATATTTCATGCGTTGCGAAAATTCAGGTCTATTTACCGTTGGTTCTATCGGTTTACCTACATAATCATTTAAATCAATTTCATTAAAATCAGTTTTTGCCACACGCTCACCGATTTGTTGCGTTTGCATTGCATTTTCAACTGGATTATATAGTGCCTTTTGATAAAACGGACTTGCAACATTATTGACTTCATCATCTACGGTTTTTCTATATTTTTCAAATTGCCCCCCTAATTCTTGCCCCAATAAATTCAAGTCCTTGCCATTGCCAAAACTTGCGATTCTATCAAGTCCGCCTTGCAAGGAATCAACTCTAGCAAGTCGTTCAGCTTGACTCTCTTGCTTCATAAGAGAATTTTCACCAACCATATTTGCTTGTGTGCTAAATGCACCCTCTGTCACATCGTTTAAATTTGTGGGAAAATTTATGCCTTTTAAGTCTCGAATGTTACTGCGTGCTTTTTCTAAAAAATCATCAGACATTAATTCAGGCTGTACAAGAATTTTATCAGCTTCTCGGCTTAATGTTTTTAATGCAACCTTTGTGTTATCAGGTTCAGAAAAATCACTTCTTACATCATTAACATAACCCTTATTAACCGCATCGGTACTTGCACCACCAAACTTTTTAGCAATCGCTTTACTTACCGCACTTGCACCGCCGATACCCCCCCTAACAACACCGCCAAACAAGGCACTATCTAAAGCCCCCTTTGCTTCGTCAGCATCGTCACCATAAGCACTTAAAGCACCCTGTGCCGCATCATCTGTAAGGTTTAACGCTGTTCTTCCTGCGGTTGCCAATTTTCCTGCACCACCAATCAAATTACCTAACGCCAAGGGGGCTGTTGCAATCCCTGTGCCAATACCACCAACAATATTAGCCCCTAGTGCTTTCCACGGGTTCTTGGTATTGTAATCCTGCAACTGGTCATTATAGCGTTTTTTTGACTCTTGATACGTCCTATCGCCACCTGTTAAAGCTTGCCCTAATTGGTCAACACCTGCCAAAGCCTCGTCAGCAAAATTAAAGGTTGCCCCCTGTGCCACATTGAATAAACCCGCTTGGTAATCATTTAATTGTTCAGGTGTTTGTGCCAAGGAATTATTTTTATTGGGGTATTTTTTATTAATAAAATTTTTTATTTCACCTTCGGTTGCGTCATCGGGGAAGTCAAATACTTCATTTTCAAATTTAATTTTTGGCATTATTCAAGCTCTCCAGTTTTCGGATTGCGTTTTATTGTTCTAATTTCTTCAGACTGACTGCTCTGTGGCATTCTACCTGCTCTTTGAGTGCCCGCTAAAGATTTCATTCTTTCTACGCCGTTATTTAAAACTTTTTGATATTCTAGCAAGGCATTTTTAAACTCTTCTGGACTTTGTGACGTTTCTGCCCTTAACAGGGCTTGCGTTGCTTTTTCGCCCTCTGTATCTGTAATAGCACCTGCCCCCCTTAATTGTTCATATACAGTTAAAAAAGCACCGCCCTGTAATTGTCCTATTTTTGATTCTAAGTCTGCTGAAGATTCTGTAAAAGTCGGCGTTATAGAATCTAATGGCCCTAAAACATTTGGTAATTCAGGGTCTGTTAAAATATTATTTATATTTTTATTAATATTTGATGCTGTTTCTTGCATTCTTGGCAATTCCCTAATCGCATATTTTTTATTTTTTAAATTTTCTTCGTCTATTTTTGTAAATGGCTTTGCTTGGTTTAGTTCTTTTGTTTCCCCTGTTAATGGGTTTTGTTGCATTAAAACTGGATTCCCATTTTTATCTGAAACGGTAAAGGGATTGCCCCAACTACCCCTTGCTTGCATATTCTGATTGTTAGTCTGTGCGTTTAATTTGCTTATGTTTGCCTCTGTCTGCTGTTGTTGCAAGGGGGTCAATAATCTTATTTTTTCAATATTAGCATTATTTTTATCCACGACTGAATCATTAACATTTATGTTGCTCTGAGTGCTTAAATCCCTATTTTTTGTAGTATTATTTATGTCGTTGATTTTTGCATCGTTGATTTTTATTTTTTGCATTATATCGGAATATTGACCTTGTGTCTGTGCTTGCGTTAATTGATTTTGCAAATCTTGACCTTTGAGTTTTGCCTCTGTCATTGCGTCAGGATACAATCGTGTCATCGCATTAGTTATAATGTAATTTGCAAGTCCTTTTTGTTGTTCAGAGGCATATGGGCTTGATAACATTTCTAATGCCATATTCATATCAGGGGCAGGCAATTTGTTGCCTTGGGGCATTTCTTGCTGTTCCTGTGCATATCCTGCTTGTGGCTCTATTTCTTGCGGTTGAGGTGGTAATTCACTAGGAAACAACATAGGCTCTGTGGGTTGCGGTTGTTGCGTGCTATTTGCATACATTCCCTCTATTTTATCCAAGCGATTATTCCACCCATTTAAATATTTGGCGTGTTCAGGGTCTTTTGCTAAACTATTGTATTTTTCTTGACGTATATTAATTAACTTTTGTGGGTCGTTACCTGCTTGTGCTAAAGCCTTATTTGCAAAACCTACGCCGTGATTAACTGCCGTGTCAAAAGCAGGATAACGCATATTTTCAGGCAAACTATCGGCGTTAATTGCGTTGTAATACCTGTCTGTATAAATTTGTTCTTTTTGTTCCTGTGTTAGATTTTTAACATCTAAATCAGGGTTCGCTCCTTGATTTATTCCGTCATTGGCAGGGTGTCCGCTTTTGCCGTCTTTTTCAACATATCCGCCCTCAAAATTATCAATTAAATATTTAATGGAATCTTTGGCATTTGTTGGATAAGATACTTGTGCTTCAGGCTGTGAAATATCACTTAACGGCTGTGAAGTTATTTCACGCTGTGCCGTAGGCTCGGGTTGCATTGTCTGTGGGGCATAAGCACCTTGTGATGAAGCTTCTTCTTGTTCTTGAGGCTTTAAATAATTTGCAAAATAATCATTGTATTCTTGCTGTTTTTTATCGCTTTCAAGCCCTAATTCTTTTGCTTTATTCTCATATATAATGCTTGCAATCGCATTTCCTGCGTCTTGCAATCCTCCACCAACACCGCCAAGCCCTGAACGTCCTATTTTTGAATAGGAATCCTGTTGTAATTTTTGCAAGTCTTTATATGTAAGCCCAGTATTCCCACCAAAAATAAAACTACGCATTTTTTAAAGCCTTATCATAATTAACCATTTTTATTCCGTTAAAAGTTTTGACCGCTTCGGGGCTTTTCTTTTCCACATCTTGTGCCATTAATCCCATTCTTAGTGGGGTATTTTTGCCTTCACCTTTATATCTGTAAGAATAAATCGGCTGTCCGTCATTTGTTTTACCTACGGTTTTTATGTCTTTTTTTACGTTTTTATCTGATGCGGCAAGAGCGGCAAGAATAGATGAACCACCACTAACAAGCCCCCCGACAGTATTATTTGTAAGTTGTGATTTTGTAGCCCAGTTTTGACTTAGCCTGTTTTCATAAGCATTTCGGATTCCTGCATAATCAGTATTAGCAATTTGTGCCGATTGTGGATTAATGAAGTTAGGATTGCTAACCTGTGAACCACTTAACAATGCGGTAATTTCATTTATTGGTTGGTTTCGCACTGCAAATTGCTCTTGCATAGCATTATTTCTGCTTGCAAGCTGTGTCTCGTATCTTGATTTTGCATCGTTTTGTCTTGTTAATGCGTTACGATTGTTAAATTCTTGAGCGTCCATTTGCAACCCATAAGAAGAGTTGTTTAATTCTGCTTTCCCCATGTTTTGATTGTATTGTTGTTGCTGTGCTGAATTTTGGAATCCTGCCCTTTGTGCCTCTAAATCTGCTAATCGTGATTGTTCTTGTCCTGCCCCTAAAATTGCACTCATGCGTGCATCGTTTGATTGCGTACTTAGATTGTTCATTGCACTGTCGTATGCTTGTGAGCCGATGCGAATCCCTTGTTGTGCAAGGCGTGCGGTCATTGCCTCTCTATCGCTGTTAAGCTGTGGATTTAGGCGTGCCATTAAAGTATCTTCCACACGTTGCCTATCTTTTGAAAAATCAGTTCCGTATGTTTTTGTTATGCCCCCTGCATCGCCGACACTTGATTGTATGTATCTATTCGAATCCTTAAGGTCTTGTAATTCAATCGGCTTTAAATTATATTCAGGTCTTGCACCCAGTGATTTTATATCAAATGGTTTGCTTAAGTATTCGTTTAATTTTGACGATTGATTTGACGCAAGCGAACCCATATTATATTCTGCTTGGTCTGTAACATTTTTTATCTTTTGTTGCGATTGTGACAACGCTTGTGTCGCAGTATATGTCGGCAGGTCATATTTTACTTTGGTCAAGGGGTCTGTGTATTTGTAAGTACCGCTTTGATTGTATGTAAGCGTACCGTCGGGCGTTACTTGGTTGACATTATTGAATTGTTGCTGTGCAATCGCCGTTCCAATATTGCTTGATGTCTGCCCTGCCGCAGTCTGAATTGGGTCGGGTGCTTTGGGTGCTTTTTTCCCCATATAATTCCTTATTGCAAAATTTTGAATTTAACCAGTCATTGCGTTTTAGCGTTGCAATGACCGCATTTCCTCCGTCTTTGAATAAGTCGGGTATTTTAACCATATTTCCGTTTAAAGATTTAAACAACCTTGTAGATTTGTCATTGTCTTCGTCAAAAGTAGCACGGATTAACCGAACGCCTAACTGGTTGTAAGGATAATCAAAAATAACATTTAAATTATATTTTGTAAACCATTTATTGCTTATTCCATAACATGAAAGCTCTATGCTGTTATATTGTGGGTCAAAATTATGGTAAACAACGCCACCTATAATGCCAATATCGAGATTGCCAAAACCCAACCCTTGGGCATGGCTCTCAAAATTCCCGTCGCCTTGCCAAATACCATTTGCAACAAAATTAATAATTAACTCCTGATTGTCAATAAATGGCTTTGTCATGCTATGTTTTTACCTTGTTTATATGCTAAATCAATACCAATTAATTGGCAATCCAATTTATAAGGCTGAGCCGATGATAGTTGCACAGTAGGGGCAAATACCTCGCCCTGCCCACTAGCCCCAATCCAATTCTCACGAATTAATGATATGTTTTCGTCTGATGCCCAGTTTGCTAAATCCCACGTTGCCAAATCCCAATCAGAACCGTCAAAATTCTGCAACTGAATCACATTGGGTGGATTGTCAAATGCAATATTATAATTTGTTGCAACACTTGCTTTGCTAATAAAATCATTATTATAAGCCCATATTTCTTTTATGCGTGTTGCGTTTTTAAAGCCTGCTTTCACACCAAAAGATAAAAAATTATAACACAACTTAGCTTCAAATAATCTATCATTATCATCAAACCCCCCCGAGTCTCCACGGTAAACCCAACCATTCGCACCGCCAAAAAACAAATTACAATCGGTGATTAAAATTGAATCAACTTCCCAACCTTTAATTTTAGCCCAAGCCCCAGTTTCTAAATTAAACACATAAACTGTATTTAAAGGCGTAGGCAAAGATATGAAAACTAAATTTGAATTATTGCAATTTGCTACTTTATAAACATCGTTTGATTGCAAATTTAAAACATCGTATTGCCAATCTTTTTTTATGTTTTTAGATAAATCTTCAATTGTTTCTTGCTGTTTTTGCATGATTGCATTGATTGATAAAAAGCCGTTTCTTGTGGCGACCATAATATCGCCATACACTTTAACGTGCGAATTTTTACCTAAAACATAGCCAACATTAAAAACACCGTCCAATCTAAAAGAATTTAAATCAGCAGGGTCGCCACTGTAAACTGCAAATTCACCTTTGTTTGTAAAAAATACGCATCTGTCATTAAAGCCTGCACCGCTATCAGATGATAATGTAGCACCGAACAACAATGACCCACCGTTTTTAAATATTCCTGTCAATGGCAACTTAACCGAAGCACCGCCAATGGAATTTATAGGCATGTACCACGCATTCCTACTGTTTTTTTCAATGTAAAAAACACGGTTGTTGTAATTCCAAACATGAGAGAACAAATTTGTATTTATACCTGTAATAGAAAACGGTGTAGAAGTACCATTTACTAATTGCCAAGCCGTGCCATTGTAAACTTGTAAATTATCGACACCATTAACCAATAACAAAAAATTCCCGCCGTCAGTTTGCGTTTCTAAATGAGAATAATCAGACCCAGCTCTACTCGCAAGTGAAGCCGTTGTTAAAACTGTTCCGTCAGGCGTTGCTTCGGTGTATTTGTAAATATTTGTTGCTGTACACGCAAAATATTCAATCTCTGTGACATCATTATATGAAAATAAATATTTAACCGAACTTGGAATATTGACACGTCGAACGCTACCCCCACGAACCCTTACGCCGTTTGTTGTTGGTATAAAATTTTCTAAAACACAACAAGACGCTTCTTTTTCGCTATCTAATAAACCAGACGTTATCAATCCTAAAATAGGGGCAGGGTATCTGTAAACCTGTTCATTCGCATCGTTACCTTGCGATTGCACACGAGAACCAGTTTGCAAAACATTTACCCTACCGCTTTTTATCATTACAAACCCTTTGACGCTTCTGATTCTGTTGCTATTAACGCTTCATATTCCGCTAATTCGTCTGTATATGGCAAACCCTTTTCACGCTTCCACCGCCAAATAGCCCCTTTACTCAAAAGACTTTCGGGGATTAATGGAATGTCAGAATTTTCAATTATTTCATTTTTATTGCCAACAATCCAGTTGTTGCTAAAATAATAAAATTTTGCCCCATCAGAATCAAGCGTTTTAGAAAATTCAATTTTATTGTCATTAATTATTGCGTAATAAATAAGACTTGTGCCTGCCTTTATTGACTGCCACAATGCTTTACTTGTGATTAATCTACAAGGAATATAATTTGCTTTATTTAAAACAATACCGCCACTTAAAGATAATTGCTGATAATCGCTTGGCAAAATATGATTGTCAACATTCCCAATGGTTAATTCTGTTTTTATTAATTTATCCCAACGCACACGACGTGACAACTCTACCCCTGTTTCATTCAAAAATGCCTTTATCTGTATAAAATCATTATCCGTGCTAGACAAATTAATAACATCTTTACGCAAATTTATGACATTTAAAACCGTTTTTACAATCATTTCTGCGGTCATACGACACCTCGTGCGGTCATAACCATATTTGAATACCTTTTAATGTTATCATCGACTTGGTAATCATACAACAATTCAGATAAATAATTTTTATAAATAATCGTATTTTCAATGTCATTTTTCATTTGATACGCTTGCATTAACAGTGCTGTTAAATAAATATTGGGGTCTGCATCAAGTAACCAGTTTGTATTGCTTGCATTTAATGACGGTATTTTTTTGTAATAATCCAAAGCAACATTTTCAATGATTGGATTGTGATATAATTTATTTGTTTCAATATAAAAACCATAAAAATTATTATCTTTAATTTTTTCTTTTGAAAATTGCCCCGATGATAAGTTTAATCCTTGTTTAACTTCGATTATTTGCAATAAATCAGCAGGCAATAATCCCATTCCGTTTAAATCTAATGTCAAAACTACACTTTCAAACATTTCAGATACACGCAACTGCTTTTCAATAATTTTTTCTGCCATGCCAATAGCAATAGAACTGCGGGGAATTAAATCCTCGTAACCACTTCTTGTGACAACCTCTGCTAATAACTCAATTTTATCATTTATCATTATCTAACCTTAAAAGCAGAGTTGTCGTAATCATCTATAAAACGATTGATATATTTTTGGTCATTTTGACGTGTTGCCTCAGCTAAATGTTCCCAAAAAATAACTTCAGGAATTGACGCAACAAGCTCGCCTACGCCCTCTTTCGAGCGTGTATGTTTACTCGGTGCATCATTCTTTAAGATTCTATTTTTATTAATTAAAGCGGTTAAATCATAATCAACTCGTGTGTGTAAATCCACACCGTCAAAATACTCCCAAGTTGTACGCCCTAAATCAGGTCGCCATTCCTTGAGAGTGAAATCACCGTCTTTAATTGTCATTTTAAATCTTCGTTACTGCGTTCAGCTTTTTGTTCGGTTATTAAAGTAATGGCTGTTTCTTTAGACACGTTTAAAGCTGTGCCTGCAAAAATTCTTTCGCCATTTTCATTCCAATAATCCGACTTTAAAACAATATCAAATGTTTTATCTGACGCTTTTTTATCTATCATGCTATTACCCCTATGTTGAAGCAGTTAAACCAAACAAATCAGCAATGACACCCATTCCTGCTTCGTTTGACACTTTTAAAGTTGTCTCACCAATAATAACACATTTTCTTGCATCACCAGTTTTATTTTTAGACGCTTCTTTATCTTCCGCAAAGGGACGAAGCTTTAAGCACTCTAAAAGAGTTGGGTCAATCACATAGGCGTTTCTTGCAACCCCTGCGTTTGTTGCCTGAACTCTGTTTGTTACAGTGGAAACAGTGTCGAAATCACCTCTATACATATCTACGCTTGAAGTGATTGTATTTTTGCCACTTTTATTAGCTTCCATACGCAAAGGAATGACAGATGAATCATTCATAAATAAACTGAAAACTGTCTTTAAATACGGTGATAACATTAAAAACTTAGCAGTTCCACCCGCTAAAAAAACCTGTTGCATAACATTGTCGATTAATGCTTTTGTTAATGCTCTTTGCGTTCCGTTTGTTGAGGCAACAGTTAGTTTTGTACCGCTGTTAAATCCACCATTCGCACCACCCGCACCACGTGATACGCAAGTTGTAAACCAAGACGGCAAACCACCTAAACGCCGTGTTTCGCCACCTAAAGAGGCTGTGTTTGTCAACAAGGCAAGCTCCAAGTCTTTTTTTAGCTCGATGCCCTTGTTTAATTTTTTACGTTTTTGTTGTTCCGCCATACCTGCGTTATTAACTGTATCTTGCGTTTCAGAAATAACAAAAGATTCACGCAAAATCTGCGAATGATTGCCAACACGAACAACAGGAGCAACAGTAGCAAATGTATATTCATCGCCCTCTGCTTGAATATTTGCGGCAGGTGTACGCAAAGCATCAATACCCCATTCGCTATATGTTGCGGTTGCTTTTCCGCTACCAATCATAGAATAAAGGGGTGTATCTTCAGGCGTTATTTGTGTAATAACATTATCGAGAGATTCACGGTTTACTTTTGCATCGGTCGAAACAAATGTATTTGTAATTTTAGCCATATATAAATCCTATCTAAAAATCTATTTTTAAAGCATCGGCAATCGACCCACTTTTGGTAAGCTTTGCAAATGCACTATTGTTTTTTGATTGACTTGATAAATTAGTGAATTTATTAGGCACAGATTTAATAGGCTTTGAGGCTATTCTTTTCTGTGCATGAACGGCATTATTACGTTTTTCAGAGGCTCTTTTACCAATGCTTGCATAATATGCCATTTCTAACATTCTGCTATCCACACAATTATCAATCTCTTTATCGGTAAAACCTATTTCAGCACCAATTTTTTTAAAATTAGCCCTAAAGGTTTGTAAGTTTTCCTCTGATTTTAGTTCAGGAATTTTATTTTTTAGCTTTAATTCTTCTTTTGATTTTAAAACATTAAAATCAGAAGAGTCTAGTTCTTGTATTTCGCTTGAAAATTCGTTTTTATAACTTAAAATTTCTTTAAATTCTTTGATTATTGCTTCTCTCGTCTCCCTCGCAATTAAATACTCACTTGGGTTAGTGTGCAATAAACTTAAAGGCGGCTCTTTCGGTATCAAAGACTGTATGTAAGAATTTAAATTATTAAAAACATTTTCTACGTTATTCGCTCTCTCGACAACTTTACTCTTATATTCTGTAACTTCATCGGTTAATTTTTGATATTCAACAGTTCTTTTGTAAGCCTCTTTTAAATCATCGGTTTTGACCTTTTCTCCGTCAATATCCAATTCATCGATGGGTGCTTCTTCGACTTCATCACCCTGACCGTCATCATTGAAATCGTCTTCTTCTTTTTCCTCGGGTTCATCAACTGCTTCTTCTTCTACAATTAAATCTTCGGTTTCTTCTTCTAAATAATCACTATAATTATCTTCTTGATTTTCAACGATTTCCTCTGTACTCATTTTTTTCTCCGAATTGGGTTATGCTATGTCTTTTTTAATATTCTCAACTTTATCTAAAGTTTCGCTTTGGACTTTTAATTTTAAATCTCGCAATGTGTTTATTTTAATCATTGCGGATAACCTAGAATCATGACTAGAAAAAGAACTATTTACAAAATCATCATAAAATTCTTTTTCCATTGTGTCAATTATATGATGAAATAATAAATTGTCAAATAATATTAAATAATCTGCTTTATTGAAAATTGCCATTTACGCCCCTTGAATATTTTAATTCTAACTCTTGAAACTTGCTTTCTAGTTGCATTTTTAATTTTTGCATCTGAAATTCTAATTTTTGTTGCTCAAGTGCATATTTTTTTTCAAGCTCCG